CTAAGGAGTTTATGAAGGCGTGGTGGGCAGCAGAGGAATTCGTGCCTGACAGCATCATCCCATCGTCACAGCTACACGATGAAGTTATGAAGCCTTTACAGATGCCTTTCTGTAGTTACCCATGGGATGGTCTAAACCTCATGCTATACGGAATTAGATCAGCAGAGATTATCACTGTCATGGGTGGCTCTGGTGTAGGCAAGTCTACCTTTGTTAAGGAAATACTAAGAGAGATTCACCAGTACACTGATTTCCCTATTGGGGTACTGTCACTGGAAGAAAGCTCTGGTGTCTCAGCTATGAAGATGATGTCACTGGCTAGTAGTAAGCAATTCCATCTCCCTACTGTGAAGCAGATGAAGGCTATCCTTAAAGACCCTACAAGGGTTATAGAGAAGCCCTACTTAGAGGACTGTACAGAGGAAGAACGGCTAGAGTCTAAGGAGAAAGCTTTTAAGGAGATACTAGGCAGCGATAGGTTCATGTTTCTCAGCCATGAAGGAAACATTACAATGGACAGCGTACTAGGACAGATGCGCTACCTTGCTAAAGCGAAGGACTGCAAGGTTATCCTGTTAGACCATATCAGCATCCTGGTGGGTTTGGTAGTAACAGGTAAGGGGAATGAAAGGGAAGCTATTGATAACGTAATGCACAGACTTCGTACGCTAGTGGAGGAAACAGGTATCACCTTAGTCAACATCAGCCACCTAACCAAGCCAAGCGACGGAGTAGGGCACGAAGAAGGGAGGAGAGTACAGGCAAGAGAGGCTAGAGGCTCAGGCGCTATTGTACAACTAAGCGACATCGGCATAGCTCTGGAGGCTAATAGGCAGTCAGATGATGCTCAGGTAAGGAACACAACGATTGTAAGAGTTCTGAAGAATCGCTTTAGTGGTGAAACAGGACAAGCATGTGAGTTGACATACGATTTAGAAACAGGTAGACTAACAGAAGCTAAACAGGAGGCTTTGTAATGAGAAACAAGAAAGCTAAAGAGATTAGACGAGCTATTAAGCTAGGCTGGCAAGGAACTACTGAGACCAGCTATGTAGCTCACCCTAGCAATCCTGGACAGGCCATACTAGAGCCACTATGCTTTAGGAAGCTATACAAGACTGTTAAGAAGAACATCAAAGGAGAGCTATAATGGAGACAAGAGAAGATGTCCTTAGAAGAGCAGAAAAGGCTCGGAATAGTCGAGTAGGGGGTAAGCGTAACCACAACCCTTTAATTGCCTTAAAAAACGCTCCAGTTAACAAAAAGCTAACTACATTGAGTATAAAAGCCATGTGCGCCCATTGCATGGGATGTACTGAGGAGCATATAGCTGATGGATGGAAAGAGGAGGTAAGGAACTGCACAGCTCCTAAGTGTCCTCTTTACAATGTAAGACCTTACCAGAAGGAGAACAATAATGCGTTGTCAAGCCTGTAATGTAGCATTATCAGATAATGAATCAACTAAGAAGGATGAAGTGACTGGTGAGTATTATGATATGTGTTTTGATTGTCTCTACAGTGGAGAAGAGCATGATGATGACTTGGAAGCACTAAAGAGCATTAGATTAGATTCTGTGGAGGACTGTGATGAGTAGAGAGATTAAGTTTAGAGCTTGGAACGGACAAGTTATGCGAGAGTATGTTCGCATTGAGCCTTCGAAGGATATGTCTTGGGTAATTCAACCCTTCCCCAACGTATCGGGCGTTAGAGCTGTAATGCAATTTATCGGCCGTCTCGACAAGAATGGCAAGGACATATATGAGGGAGATGTGGTTAAGCAGTTCAACGGCCTTACCGCTGAGTGCAAATGGGACAGCCAGTTTGCCGGATTTGTTTACGACAAAGAAGGAATGGTAGATGTTGAAAGCAGCCACAACAGCGTTGAAGTAATTGGAAATGTGTTCGAGAACCCAGAGCTTTTGGAGAACTAATGAATACAATTAAAAGAGCAGTCAGAGACAAGCACCACTGGATTGAACTTAAAGACTCTAACAGGGAGTTTATTAGGTTTAGTAAATCATGCTGGATAGAGAGATACGGAGAGTCATGGGAGTCTGTTTACGACACAGAAGAGCTGGAAGCAGCTTTCCAGAACTACTTAGATGAAAACTACGGGCTGTGTGACCTAAAATGAAAACTGGAAAGTATAGAGCTACCGCAGCCCCTGAGAGACTACAGAATGAGTATGCAATCCTTAGACAAGACCCTGATAAGGAGGAAAACTACTTAGCTCAGTTTAACAGCTTCCACACGAATGAGTGTTATGGGTGGCACAGTTTCCCTAAAGTTAACTTTGTATGGGTGAAAGGAAATGAGTAGAACACTAATACTCGACATAGAAACCACTACAGACCACAATACTATCTGGCTGTGCTGCTGTGAAGACCTAGAGAAAGACAGGCGGTGGAGCTTTGTGGAGCCTGAAGGCTTGCAGCAACTCATAGACAGCTATGACCACATTGTAGGGCATAACATTATAGGCTTTGATAGTCCTGTACTGGCTAGAGTGTGGAATGTACAGATACCTGAAGAGAAGCTAAGGGATACTCTTATACTATCCAGGCTGTACAATCCTGAGCTAAAGCATTCCTTAGCTGTATGGGGAGACAAGCTAGGCTTCCCTAAAGGAGACTTCACAGACTATGATGGTGGACTATGCCCTGAAATGGTGCAGTATTGTGAACAGGATGTCTCAATCACTAAGAAGCTGTATATACATCTAAATAAGCTACTTCGCTCAGAAGGCTTCTCAGAGGCTTCAGAAGCCCTTGAACACGCTGTAGCACTAGCTACCCATCAGCAGGAGCTAAACGGCTTCAGAATGGACACACAGAAGGCTACAGAGCTATATACAACTATCACCCACCGTATGACACAGATCAGGGAGGAATTGCAGGCTAAGTTCCCACCTATTGTGACTGAAAGGTGGTCAGAGAAGACAGGGAAGAGGCTGAAGGATGATGTAGAGGAGTTTAACATAGGCTCTAGGCAGCAAATAGCTAAGAGACTAGAGAGCTTAGGCGCTAAGTTTAAGAAGAAGACAGAGACAGGTAGAGTAGTCATTGATGAATCTACACTGGCTGATGTGGACTTACCAGAAGCTAAACTGTGTAGTGAGTACTTGATGCTACAGAAGCGGGAAGGACTGCTCAATAGTTGGTTCAAACACTGTGCCGATGATGGAAGGATTCATGGTAGGGTCATTACTAATGGCGCTGTGACAGGCCGTATGACACATCATAGCCCCAACTTAGGACAGATACCTTCAGTGTCTTCAGAGTATGGTGAGGACTGTAGAGCTTGCTTCACTGTAGAAGATGGTAATGTCCTGGTAGGTATTGATGCTTCAGGGTTAGAGCTTAGGATGCTGGCTCATTACATGAGAGATGTTAAATACACTAGAGAGATTCTCGAAGGTGATGTCCACACAGCTAACATGAATGCAGCAGGACTGACCAACAGAGACCAAGCAAAGACTTTCATCTACGCCTTCTTGTATGGCGCTGGCCCTGCTAAGATTGGCTCTATAGTTGGAGGAGGTTACAAGGAAGGACAGAACTTAACAGCTAAGTTTCTAAAGAACACACCAGCACTAGGACAGCTTAGAGCTAAGGTTGACAAGATAGCTGCACAGGGAGTACTGCCAGGATTGGATGGAAGAGTCTTGAGAGTAAGAAGCCAACACTCAGCGTTGAACACTCTACTACAAGGCGCTGGGGCAGTTGTAATGAAGGAAGCTCTGGTAATCTTGACAGAAATGTTGTATAATAATAATATAGAGTATAAATTAGTAGCTAACGTGCATGATGAGTTCCAGATAGAGACTCCAGATTACTTAGGAGAAGCAGTAGGAATCTGTGGAGTACAAGCTATTAAGCAAGCAGGTATTGATCTAGGACTGAGATGTCCTCTTGATGCTGAATATAAGATAGGTCATAACTGGTCGGAGACACACTAATGAGAACTAAACGCATAGATAAAAATCAGTGGCACAAGTGGTTTGCGTGGCGCACCGTTGTTATTGATGGTTGGCTTGTAAAACATGAGACTGTAGAACGCCGCAGGGTGTCTTATGATGCTTACAGCGCCAGTTTTGGGGGCTACGTAGCTTACGGTTGGGAGTATAGAGAGATAAAAAAATGATTGTTATTTCTATATTGTTTTTAGCGTTCTTTCAGCAAGTGGCTACAACGATTGCCAATAGAGCTAGAAACCGAGACAAGAGGCTTTACCACCTACCATTTAGTCTCTTTAGTCACCTACTGTTCGGTATCTCTTTGATAGTGGGAATACAGAACACGTTAGATGTTCAGTGGCTCTTGTTCTATACACTAGGAGCGACAGCGGGGAACATGCTGGGGAGCGAGATAGCTATGAAGATAGAGCCTCGTATAAATGCGCTTGCAGATAGCTGGAGAGAAGTATGAGTAGAGTATTAGTATGGTTTAGTTGTGGAGCTGCTTCGGCTGTAGCGGCTAGAGAGGCTGTGAGGCTCTACCCAGATTGCGAGGTGTTGTATTGCGACACATTAGCTTACGAGCACCCAGACAATAGACGATTCCTTAATGATGTCTCAGCATGGATAGGAAAGGAAGTGACTATACTGTCTAGTGAGAAGTATAAAGACATCTTTGATGTGTTTGACAAAACAGGCTGGCTAGTCGGTGCTGGTGGAGCGAGATGCACTACAGAGCTAAAGAAGAATGTTCGCAAGGCATACCAGCGTGACGATGACTTGCACATCTTTGGCTTAACGTCTGATGAGCAGGGAAGGATAGATAGGTTTGAAGACCAGAACCCTGAGCTAGAGGTGGAGTGGGTGCTAGACACTGGAGGCATAACCAAGAATGATTGTTATCGTATACTACAAGAGGCTGGTATAGAGCTTCCTGAGATGTACAAACTAGGCTACAACAACAACAACTGCATAGGCTGTGTTAAAGGAGGACAAGGCTACTGGAACAAGATTAGAATAGACTTCCCAGAGGCTTTTGATAGGATGGCTATACAGGAACGTAAGATGAACGCAGCTATATGTAAGTCTTATGCAGGGGACGGTAAACGCAAGAGGGTGTTTCTAGACGAGCTAGACCCGACAGCAGGTAGAGACATCCCTATGCCAGATATAGAGTGTGGTGTTATATGCGTTAGGGATGATAGCAACAGAATAACTGCACAAGAAGAGTTTGATTATAAGTATGGAGAACACTAAAGTATTTGGAGAAATAGAAATGGAACAACACATCAGAGAAGCACAGAAACGAGAAGAAGCAGGAGCTATTAAGGAAGACCAGCTTAGAGCAGAGTTTGATTGTCTGCACCAGTCTATCAAGGACTCTATCAGGCTGGAAGTGATCTACCAAGCCATAGCAGACCCTACAGACCTGTATGACTACATGACCAAGACAGTCTACCCTGACGATCCAGTCTATAGAGGCTACGGTGATACCGCTATGAAAGCTATGCTGGACTACGAGACTATAGAAGATAAGTGTCTGAATAGGACAGTGAGGACTTTCCTTGAGGAAGACGAAGACTTGCAAGAATTGTGCATAGATGCCGTAGGTAGGTTGTTTCTAGAAAGACTAGCACACCATGTAGAGCCTAGCGAGGAGGATATGTATGAATACTGGAAGGAGCACTATAATGACTAACACAGGCTGCAAATATCCTGGCACATCAGAGGACTCCCAATGATTAGCTATTTACCTAAAGGGCTTGAGTGGGAGCAAGACAAAGACAGTCACTTGCGTAAAGGAGAGTCTGTGTGGGACTCAAACATAGGCGGCTATCACATACACAAGCAAGGCAAGGCATGGCCCTTGTCGCTGTCCCGAAATGGCGTGTCTCTGTTAGTTCAAATAGAAAACCTAGACCAAGCCAAAGTCGCCGCCGAAGCGCATCATTTGCAAGAGTGGTTGAAAACTGCGAAGCCTGTGGAGTGGATAAGTGTTTGGGATAGATTGCCTGAGGACTTTGGCAGGTATCTCGTATTTAACGAGTGCGTTTATATCGCTTCATTTGATGGGAAGGGGTGGCGCACGGAAGAACCTACTCATTGGCTACCCCTCCCATCTGAGCCAGTAGAGGGTAAGTCGCCACCAACACTAGAGAATGAGGGAGAGTGATATGAATAATGCAGATATGCCAGTACATCCTAGCGACATGTCTTGGGAAACTTCTAAGGGAGAACAGCGAGAAACCTTCACAGGGATCACATTGCGCGAACACTTTGCAGGATTGGCTATGCAGGCTATTGGTTATGACCGCCAATTGGGGGTTGAAATAACTTCAGGCATGGCTGTTGAAATGGCAGACGCACTACTAGCCGCCTTAGAGGACAAGCCCCTCCCACCTGAGCCAGTAGAGGGTAAGTTGTGAGAATCAGCGAGACGAAAGCCTCAGAAGTTTACG